GAAGGCGTTGTTGCCCTCGGGCGTGACAGTGAGCTTGTGATAGGAGCCTAGGGCATTGTGGGGCCGCAGATCGTAGTCAGTGGACGCCCAGGTGGTCTCGTAGGTGCGATCGCCGTCCTCGTCTGCCTTCACCGACGTGATCGAGATCAGGTCATCGACCCACAGCTCCATGCCATCAGAGGCAGTGAAGTAGCGGGCCTCGAGCCGCGGGAAGAAATGCCGGCCGGTCCACGCGTCGATAGCGCGGCTGATCGCCTGAGCCATACGCAGCATAGCGTCGTCGTATTTGGTCGTCGAGGACCGGATCACGTCGGGCGCAACGTCCTTGACCTCGGCCGGCGTGATGTAGAGGTTGGGCAACTAGGCCTCCAGGAACCCGCTCAGGTCGGCCGGACGCAGCACCCGCCCGCGCCGGTCGGCCGGCGCGGCATCCGGTGCCTGGCGCCGGCGACAGATGATGGCCAGGAGCCTTGCCAGGAGCCGCGTCATTTCTTGCTCTTCGCCGCGTTGGCCCGCATCGTGCGCATCTTGCTTACGGCCACAGGGCGCGGGTTCGAGAAGCCCTCGAGCCCGCCGGCCCTCTTGCGCAGCTTGCCTTCCTGAACCAGTTTCAAGCCTAGGGCGCGGCCCAGGTTCATCACGATTTCGCCCTTCTCATAGCCGCCGAAGGGTTCCACCACCTCGTACTCGGTATCGAATTGATAGACCTGCTGGCTCACTTGTTGTGCCTCCTCTGTGGCTGCGGGCGCCTGGGCCTGGCGCGCCTCAATGACCTCACCGACGACCTCTCGGATGTGCCTGAGCTTGGCCGGCCCAACGCCCTTGACGGCTAGAAGTTCGTCGTCGCCGGCGGCGATGAGAGAGGAGATGCTGGCAAAGCCTCCCTCCACCAGGCTGGCCGCCAGTTCGTCGTCGAACGTGTTGAAGATTTCGCTGCGGGTCAAGCCTTCCTCGGTCATGGCTGTTCATCCTCCATCGGTAGCTCATCCATCAAACCGGCCCGGATTTCCGTGTCTGGCTCTTCCAGATCAACGGTTTGAATCAGGGCCTTCACGGCCATCTTTGCGCCGGACGCCATTGCGGTCGCCTCTCGGGCGCGCCTCACCTTTTCTCCAAGCGCGATGGCCTCCTTTTCCATATCGGCTAACTGTTCTTTGCTGTTGCCGTTCTTGCGGGCCTCTTCCAGCTGGCCCAGGCTGAGCCGATAGGCCCCCACCCAGGTGTTGGTTGCGTTCAACCAGTCCCGGCGCTGCTTTTCGTACTCCTGATCCAGTCGTTCCAGCGTGTGTCGTGAGATCATTTGAAACCCCTCGTAGGCATAGACCTGGCGGTTGAGAAGTCGGCAGCGGGGATCGTCTGGCATCCAGACCGTGATGTCGCGTCCGGCCGCAAAGCCGAGATGAAAATGCGCGTCAGGAACCTGGTAGCGGTACTCTGTTCCGGCCCCCATCTCGATCCCGAAGTAGCCGATCCAGTCGTAGCCCTCGTGCATTGCCAGACCGGCCATGAAGTCGATTGTGGACCCGAAGGCCCGCTTGGGCTCTGCCCCCCGATAGACCTTCGAAAAGATGTTTTCGCAGACCTCTTCGTAGGGATACCGCACGGCTGACGGAAACCGATCATCCGGGTTCTGCATGTAGATCGGGAACGGGTGTTCCTCCTGAAGCCAGACGAAGTGACGTTGATCTCCCTCGCCTGAGTAGGACTCGAGCAGTCCGACCTCGTGGATGTCGAAGCAGCGATCAAGTTCCACGACGCCCTTGGCCCACTCCTTCCAGACCGCATTCCCGCTCCAGATCTCGCAGTCATCGTCCACCAGCGGGTGATCGAGAATCAGGAGCCGTGTATAGCCGCCCCCAAAGAACGCCACCTTCTTCTTGAAGCCCCTCGGTAGATGCGACGGCCAGAGCTCCTCGGGGTCGGCACGCGCAAGCTCTCTATTCAGCACACTCACCTCGCACAGTGTTCAACTCCTGAATATATAAGTCCGGGCTCGGGGAAGGCCTTCCACCTCCCCCGAGCATTGTTCTCAGATTGCAGACGGTCAGTCCACGATCTCGTCTACACTCGCCAGGTCGTAGTCACTGGCAGGATGGAACCGGGGAGCTCCCGCCACGGCCACAACCGCGGCATCGGCGCCCGCTGTCACCAGCTGAAGCCGGCCCATCACATAGCGATAGCCCTGGCTCAGGTCATCGGCCCGAACATGCACGATGGCCTGGTTGTCGTTATCGCCAGTGGTCAGCGCAGTGATCGCCTTTCCGGTGATGTTCTGCGCTCCCGTTCCGGTGCCCGCGATGGTGTCTTCGGTCACACGGAAGTTGAAAGATCCGGTGGTCACGCCGATCCCCAGCTGCACGATAAAGATCACCTCGTTGAAATCCGCCATATCGACGTTGTCGCTGAGGAACGTGCCGGCTGCATAGGCATCGGGATCGATCGCGGCTACGACTGCCAGTCGTTCACTTAGTTTGTCCATTGCTATGCTCCTATTCCCTTTCAGCCCCAACCATCAGTCGTTGTGATAGACGAACGGCGAGACGGTGTACGAGCCCTGCGGATCCGCCAGCGTGATGGTGCCCGACACCCAGGGCTGACCATCCAGCCGCTTGGTGAACCGCCAGGTGCCCTTGTCGCTGGTGAACGAGGCATGCTCAGAGAAGGCGATGGCCATCTGCGAGCGATCGAAGATCACGTAGGCCGACAGGTCGGCCAGGATCACATTGCCGGAGTTGTCGTCCTGCGGCAGATGCTCGGATTCCAGGATGGAGTAGCCGAGCAGCGGAAGGCTGGTCAGCTCCTGGGAGTTCACGTTCGCCATCCAGACAGCGCCGCCGGTGCCTACCTCGAAGATCCCGATGTCCGGCCACACGCCGGGGTGGATCAACCACACCGGACGTCCGCCCGTACTCTTGAAACGAGCCTTCATGCTCAAGGCATCCGCGTAGGCGAAGGCATCGTTGGTCGCCGGCGAGATCGCCACAGCGGCCGCGGCGTTCAAGATGCCCAGCGGCTCAGCGGCGCCGGTGCCGCGCAGGAAGGCATAGTCTTCCATTGCGGCGACTGCCCGCCCGAAGAGCCTGACCAGCAGAGCCTCGATACCGATGGCGCTGTCAGCCAGGATCTCGTTCTCGACCTCGGTGTAGCCGGCGAGCTTGCGGATGACGAACTCCACCTGCTCGAAGGTCGGCTGCGTTTCAGTCAGCGTTCCGCCGGGCGCCGTCCAGTTGGCCACGACCCCGCCGGCAAAGGCCGAGTCACCCTGCCCCGCCGTGGGCGCCGTGCTCTGGTCGAGCGACGGCATGCGCCCGTGGTCGGTCTGGACCGGGATCACGGAGGCGCGGGGCCGCACAACCTGCAGCGGGGCCGCCACTTCCATGAACCGATCGACGTACTGCTCGGGCGCCAGGTAGCCGCCGCCGGGGCCATCCTGCGATTGGATGTCCTTCGTGCTGCCGCCGAAGTCAGCCCAGGCGACCTTGCGCGAGCCGTAGACATCGGTCAGGCGCTTGTGGTCACCCCGCTTGATGGACAGCAGGAAGTCTCCCAGGGACTTGACGTCCTTGTCGGCCGCCCCGCCATCGTCGCTGACGTAGCCGACGCTCTTGATGGCCGGCGTCTTCTCCAGATGCTCAAGCACCTGGTCGATCGTCGCCTTCATCTCGGCGATGGTCTTTGCCTGTGCGATGTCAACAGCATCCGGCTGGCCACCGTTTGAGCCGGCGACCTGGGCCGCTGCTGTCGCCTGGGCATCGCCCGGGCTCGCACCATCGGCAACAAGCTCACGAATGAGCGATTTCAGCTCCTCGCGTTCCTCTTCGTTGAAGAGTGGCATGTCCTTATCTCCTTTGTTCGGCTGCCGCTACCGCCATTGCGGCCGCGGCCAGGCGTTGTTTTCGAGCAACCTGCTCAGCTGCCGGCGTCTCTGCGCCCTGACCCTGTGACGGCTCTGCGTCACCCTGCAGCAGTGTTTTCAGGTCCGCTCCGGATGATTTCGAATAAGCTTTC